ACCCTTCGCGATTCAATCGTCAAAGGTGCAACGGCCGCGGCCGAAGCCATTAACAAGCAATTCGAAACCGCCGACGTGACGGATCCCGATTCCATGACCGGCGCTATCCAATCTGTAACGGAAGAAACCGCCGGAAAGATCGAGGGCCAAATGCAAGCGATCCGAATCAATCAAATGGAAATAGTCGAGATCGAACGCCAGGCGTTACAATATCTCGCGATCATGGCGTCGAATTCCGGGTATTTGGTTTATTTGCGAAAGATCGACGACATTCTTAATCGCCTGGATTCGTCAAGCGACGCACGACGCGGCCAGGGTATCGCATAAGTAAGTAATAACACGATCCGGCCGGGAATAGCCGGATCACTAAATCGAAAATATATGGCAAACGAAAATAATTTGGTTTTGTACCTACCTTTCGACGAAGGATTCGGATCCGCCGTCGCTTATGATTATTCCAGGAACCGCGCCGACGGCGTCGTTACTGATTGCGATTACACGCAAGGAAAGGTCGGAAACGCGATTGTCTTCAACGGCACCGACGGAAAGGTCGACGTTAACGCAAATCCATTGGCCGACGTATTGAACGCGTATTGGACCGTAATGTTTTGGGTTAACACGGCGAAAGTAAAGGTCGGATCACCGACAAAGTTAATCGTAACTTTAACCTTCGGCGGAATCGACAATTACTTAACGCAAGAAATCCCATTGGACGCCGGCACCTGGACGCACGTCGCGGTGGTGAAGGACGGCAACACATATCGCGTATATGTCAACACGCAATTATTTGCGACGTTGTCGAAATCCGGAACGTTGACCGGTTTTTCCTTCGATCAAGACTATTACGGCGGCGATCTTTTGGGCCTGGGCCAGGTCGACGACGTGAAGATGTTCGATATCGCAATGAGTTACGACGAAATCGTCGAAGAAATATCCAACGTTTCGATGTTGGAATATTACTTGGACGGCGTTAATTTCAAGGATTACGGCGTCTTTGTAAGCGGATCGAAGGGCCTGGTTTCACGTCCAAAGATGAAGACGCCTTTATCTGAATCCTGGGCGAATTATCACGGAAAGATGATCGACCTTAATCATAAATTTTATGAAGAAAGAACGATTTCCCTTAATTGCTTTATTAAGACGAAGGAAGGTAAAGGCGGATATGCGACGCAATTAAATAAATTCCTTCGCGCCTTCGATGCAAAGGGAACGCACCGTTTTTTGTGCGACATTCACCCGACACACCCTTTGGTTTACGAAGTTTATATGGAAGACGAAATCGATCCCGATAAGACGTGGAACGACGACGTAATGGTCGGCACATTCACCCTTAAGATGAAAGAACCCCTTCCAATTAAACGCGTATTAAAATACATGAAAATTTCGTCGGCCACCGACACCGCGAAGATCACCTTAACGACAAATAAGATCGTGAATGTGTATTGGGGCGATGGATCGGTAACGAAGGACGTCAGCGGAAACAACGTCGCATTATCACACACATACGCCGACAACGGCAATTATTATATTATCGTCGCCGGCGTGATTGAGGAAATAACACAATTTGACACAAACGCGATTGTAGTATGGCAAAAGATCTAATTATTTACGATCCTTCCGGCCGCGGTCAGGTGATCGAATCGTTAGCAAATACGACACACGTCGAATCGGCCCAACAACAAACCGACGGCCAAAATTCCGACGTCGTTAACGTAACGATTCGGTCGGCCGTACCGGTCGATTATCAAATCGGATCATATATAAACGTATATGGCCGGCGTTATTGGCTGAATCAGAAAGGCACGATCCGTAAGGCGTCGGAATCCGATTTTTCGTGTACCTTCAAATTTGAAGGCGTACAATATCAGTTGGCGCGATCGTCTTACGATCTTAACCTGGATCCGACGCATACCGGCGCGGATCTTCGAATCGATTCGTTAACGGCGGATCTTAAACGATTCGTCGAAGTCCTTATTTTATCGAGCCAGGAAGCAACGCCGGGCCTTTTCACCCTGGGCCAGATGCCACAAAACACCGAAGAAAAGACGATTTCGTTTTCCGACGAAGACAATTGTCTTTCGGCCCTTCAACGTCTTTGCCAGGAATACGACACATTCTTTACCTTTACACCCGATAAGACCGGCGCGTCGTATGCGCTAAATATCGGCCAGGAAGGCGATCTTTTTCCGTATGCCTTTAAGTACGGCGTCGGACGTGGTATTTATGTCCTGGAGCGCGCAAACGTCGACGAAGGCAATATTATAAACCGATTGAAGGTCCGCGGATCGTCACAAAATATCATTTCGTCGCGTTATCGCGATACGGAGTTGTTATTACCAGGCCAAACCCGAAAGACGTCTTATATCGAAGATTTGACGTCGATCGCCAAATATGGAATGTGGGTCGGCGTGAAGACCTTCGACGACATATATCCACACCGAACCGGCACCGTTAGCGCGGCCGGCGATAATTACTATTCGTTTAAGGATTCCGGAATGGATTTCGATCTTAACGCGACCGACGGATCCGGAAAGACGTTGTATTTGATCGAAGGTGAAGCCGCGAAAGTACATTTCAATACCGGCCAATTAGCCGGTTATGAATTCGACGTCGTTTCGTATGATCACAACACGAAAACGTTTGTTTTGAAGCCATACGACACCGAAACCGGGTATCGTTTACCAAATCCCGACAATAAGGCGTTTCAGATCGGAAAGGGCGACAAATACGTCCTTCTTAATATCTTCATGCCACAATCATACGTCGATAAGGCCGAAAACGAATTGTTGGAAGCCGCGCGCGCCTATCTGAAACAAGAATCGACGCCGGCCGTTAAATATTCGTTGAATCTTTCGGAATTCTTCTTAAGATCGTACATGAACGAAGATCCGGACCAAAATATCTTCGAAATCGGCGATCTGATCCATATCACCGACAAAGATTTGGCGATCGACGCCGATATTAAGATCACCGGCATAACGCGCGATTTGCTGAATCCATATAATTACGGATTGACGATCGCCGACGAGATCACGACGACGACCGTCGGAACGACGATCATTAACGATTTGAAGGATATCGATCGCACATTGCGAATGAATAACCTTTTCGACGCGGCCAGGGCGCGCCGTAATTGGAAGGATCAACAAGAATTGTTGTCGATGATCTTCGATCCCGACGGATATTTCACCGACGCCATTCGTCCTTTATCGATCGAAACGTCGATGTTGTCGGTCGGTGCAAAATCGATGCAATTCGGATTAGTCGATACGATCTTCGAACCGAATTACGCCGGCGATCCTAATCGTTTCGTCGTAAGCACCGGCGGAAGCCTGGTCCACTACACGATCGACGAAAATGTGGCGAAGACGTGGCAAATGGCGAAGTTAGATAAGACGATCACCGAAGCCGCGTCCGGAAAGACGGTAAACACGACGCCGTTTTACATTTACGCCGTTTGTGATAAGAACGGATCGAACGGCCGATTCTTACTTTCGACCGAAACGCACGACGTCAACGATTCGTTATATTATTATTTCCTGGTCGGCGTCCTTAATTCCGTCGATTCGCAAACGAACACGCGATCGATATCGCTAACGTATGGATTTACGACGGTAAACGGCCGATTCATTAAGACCGGTCGCATTCAGTCGGCCGACGGCGTGACATATTTCGACCTGGACGCCGGCGAAATCGGCGGAAGGATCGTTTTCACGCGTAACGATGCGCAAATGACGATCGACGATTTGGCGAAAGAAAGCCTTTCGGCGAAGGATTATATCGATAACACCCTTCCGGGCCTTTTGGGCGATATTCAAGCGCAATTGGACGGCCAAATCGAACAATGGTTTTATAACTATGATCCAACCGACGACACCGAACCGACGTCCGATTGGACCACAACAGCCGACAAAGAAACCCATTTGGGCGATTTGTTCTACAATACCGACACCGGAAAGGTTTGGCGATATGTGAAGGTACAAGGGCCGCGCGCGCAAGGAAGGCCAATAACATTTCGTTACGTTTGGCAACAATTGTCCAACGAAGAAACGGCCGCGGCATTGGCGGCGGCTAACGACGCGTTGGCATTGGCCAAAACAAAACGCCGCGTCTTCACGTCGACGCCATATCCGCCGTATGAAGTCGGCGATCTTTGGGTACAAGGCGCGTCGGGCGATATTATGCGATGCGTCGCCGCGCGTGATACCGGAAGTTACACCGCGTCGGATTGGTCGAAGGCGTCGAAATACACCGACGATTCGGCGCTGACGACGTTTGTTAACGGCGTCTTTGCAAAGACGATTACAAACCTTTCGGATCAGATCGACGGAAAGATCGAATCGTGGTTCCAGGCGACCGATCCGTCGTCGGCCTGGAATAGTAGCCAAATAAAGTCACACGAAGGTGACATGTGGTATAACACGAAGGATAAAACCCTTTGGCGTTATGTCGTAACGGCGAAGACGTCCGGAAGCACGACGACCTATTCCGGCGCATGGAATCAGATCCAGGACGCAACCGCGTTGGCCGCATACGACGCCGCAAGCAAGGCGCAAGACACCGCCGACGGCAAACGTACCGTCTTCCTTACGACGCCAAAAACGCCATATTACGCCGGTGATTTATGGACCGACGGAAACGATCTAAAGCGATGTATCACGACCAGGGAAACCGGATCTTACGTCGCCGCCGATTGGGGCATGGCGACCAATTACGACAATACGCAAACCGTTATCGATGGCGGAATCGTGACGGCCGGAACCGTACAATTGGCCGGATCTTCCGGATCCATATTGGCCGGCATCACCGGCGAAGGCACCGCGAACACGTCGGTTAGATTTTGGGCCGGTGCAACGAAGGAAAACCGCGCGATCGCGCCCTTCCGGGTATTGCAAGACGGAACGACATACGCCACCAAATTGCACATTTCGGGCGAATCGACATTCGAAGGTAAAATGAACGCCGTCGAAGGATCATTCAAGGCGTTGAATTGTGTAAACGATAGCGGCGAAGTGGTCGGATCGATACGATTTGGATCAGATGGTAATATGTGGCTCGAAGGCGATCTTTATAACCAGGGTTACGACAACAAGAAAGGTCGCGGATATCGATTCTATTCGTCCGATATATGGTGCCGCGGCATGTTTGGCGCGTGTGAACGTAATGTCGTGAAGATCGTTAACAACGTGGCTTATTATTATTCGAAAGGATATGATAAATCGCCAATGTTGCGAACATTGCCGGCCCAAACGTCGAACAACAAAGAAACGTTTTACCGGATTCCATGTTACGGCGACACCGGCGATTATTCCGGCATGCCAATTGACGTTATCGTCTTTTGCAATACGTCGTCGTCAGTTACCAGGTACGAATTAACTTTGGGCCAAACACAACGCGTTTTGGTGATCAACGCCAACGATAATTATAACAATATCGAGATTTACCAAAACGGATCGAAAAGAATGTGGAACGGCGGCGAAATGGCCGAAGTGATCAATATGTCTAATTTCATGATTCCTTCGCCTGGATCTTCGGTTTTGGGCCGTGGCCTTATGATCGGAGCCTTCCGCAATAATGATTGGAGATAAAAGGTGAATCCGGATCACGCCGGGATCGTGGTCCGGAAACGCCTTAATATCAAGCACTTTGCGCTGGGTTGAATGCAATAATGCGTGATAGATTTGTAACGGATTGATCGGAAAACGTATCACTCTAATACAAATAATTTAGTAATTTTGTGAACAATTTTAATCGAATGCAATATGAACAATCGAAATGGTGAAGTAATATCGGCGCAAGTAAGCATGTTTGGGCCGATCACCGGATTAAACGACGGAAATTTCCACCTGGAAGACGGTAACGCGTTTCTGATCAAGAACGACGGAACCGCCGAAGTGGAATTGGAAGTCCTTCCGGCCGGATCCACCGACGGCGAATTCGTGACAACGAAATTTGCAACCGGTTGGAATCCCGAAATCGTGAAAGAAATTAAGGCGACAAGCCTTTCAATGTTGAATCTTAAATTCGGATATTAACATGGGAATTCTTATCGGAGTAAATGGGAATAAACCTACATTCCCTTACGATTATTATTACGGAATCGAAGCGGACACCGCCGTTAAAGATCCGGCCGTTACTCGCGTCGGCCGCGTGGATCTTCATAAAACGTTGCCCATTCAGTCGTTAATGCGTCGTTGTCTTTTGGACGACGAAGGAAACGTCGTTACCTACCTTCACGCCAACGATTCGACAAAGACGTCGGCCGGTGCCGCCGCGGATCTTTCCGGTGCAAAGGGCCAGGTTATGGTTGAGATCCCCGAACATTACGTTAAATTCGAAATGGACGGAACGATCTTCCGTTGTCTTATGTCGCTTTACGCGTTGCCTGGTTTCCATAAGGTGCCAAAAATGTATATGTCAGCGTATGAAGCGGCGATCCAACGATCAACCGGAAAACTTTGTTCAGTAGTGAACACCGACGCCGATTATCGAGGCGGAAACAATAATTCCGCATACGACGGCACATATCGCACGTTATGCGGACGTCCGGTAACAAATCAAAGCCTTTCGTCGTTTAGAACGGCCGCGCGCAAACGCGGATCGAACGCCTGGAACGCGGATTCTTATGTGGTAGATCGCGCCATTTATTGGCTCTTTGTCGTTGAATATGCCAATTTCAATTGGCAAAAGGCATTTAACGCCGAATTGACGTCCGAAGGTTTCCACCAGGGTGGATTAGGTGCCGGCGTTACGACATTGAATTGGGGATTGTGGAGTTCACTAAACGGAAATAATCCTTTTGTTCCATGTGGCCACACAAATAGCCTGGGCAACGCGTCCGGCGTCGTGGCGTACACCGTAACAAAGGAAGACGGTTCGGATTGGAAGACCTTTGACATACCTTCTTATCGTGGCATTGAAAACCCATTCGGCCACATTTGGAGTTGGACCGACGGAATCCTTTTCAACATTCAGTCGGACGCCGACGGCGGAAAGTCGGAAGTATATTCGGCCGAATATAACGTCGACAAATACGCGTCTTCGCTAAACGACGGTTATAAACTGATTTCGGAGTTACCCCGAAAGGAAGGTTATATTACCGAATTGGCCTTCGGCGAAAATGGCGATATTACGCCGATCTCGATTGGCGGATCGAACACGACCTTCATGTGTGATTACTTTTTGACCAATATTCCAGGAAGTGGATCAGCCATAAGGGGCCTTTTGCGTAGCGCGCATGCGAATAGTGGTTCGAACGTCGGCTTCTCGACGCCGAATTCGACTTTCGCGCCTTCGATTGCGTATATGACTATCGGCTCTCGCCTCTGCTTTATCCGGATCGAATCGTCCATCACGCCGTTATGAATATAATGGAACCGATTTAGACGTCGATCTTTACGACCGATACGTTTTCATGTATCAAAGGCCGCGGAATACATTTGGCCGCGAAGAAGGTTAAGAAGGCGTTACATACCGATCCCGAAGGCACAAAATATTGTCTTAAGATTGATATCCGCCATTTTTACCCGAATATAGATCACGACATATTAAAGACGATCGTCCGCCGGAAGATTAAGGATCCCGATTTACTTTGGTTATTGCACGAAATAATCGATTCGGCGGACGGCGTACCGATCGGGAATTATTTATCGCAATTCTTCGCCAATTTATATTTGGCTTACTTTGATCATTGGTTGAAGGAAACGAAGAAGGTACGATATTATTACCGATACGCCGACGACATCGTCGTTTTAGGCAACAATAAGGCAGAATTACAACGCCTTTTGATCGAGATCCGCGCATACCTTCGCGACCGGTAAAATTGAAGGTAAAACGTAATTACCAGGTTTTTCCGGTTGACGTGCGCGGCATTGATTATTTAGGTTTTGTTTTCTTCCATACACACATGAAGATCCGAAAGTCGATAAAAAGAAACCTTCGCGTCCGGGTCGCCAGGTTAAACAAGCGAATGAAGATCCGTCGTGTGAGTAAAGCCAAATATCGCCAGGGCGTCGCGTCGTGGTGGGGTTGGCTGAAATATAGTGATAGTAAACATTTGTTCAAACAATTTCAAAAACTCTTTCCGTATGAGATCAATTTCAAACGATAGACCAAAAGTTTTCGAAAAGGTCGGCAATGGATCGTGGTATTATAATTTTAACATCACCAAAGTAACGGTCGAAGACCAGGAAGGCGGAACGCGCGAAGAATATCATTTCGACCGCGTCCAGGTATGGAACACCTCCAACGAAAATTCGTTGAAGAAGGCCGTAATCTCGGATCGTTACACCGAATCCGAAGAAATAAACCTTCAAAACAATTTCCAACGTTACGCCCTGGGCCTTTCGAAGGACGAAAAGTTTAAGTCCGATTACATCGAGTATCTGACCGAAATCGACACATTAAAGAACATGGTCGACGCGGATCTTAAGGATCACGCCGACGACCTTAAATAATGTTTTGAAGGTGGCAAAGTTTAGCGAATTAGGAATCCGATCGACCGCCATATTAGGAAAGGCGATCGATATCGAAGATTTGTTCGACCGACGCATTTTAATTGAACGCACGAAGGTTGAACCAACCAAATATCCGGGAAAGAATCGATCTAATCTTCGCATGCAAATGCAAGTCGTGTTGGCTACCTTCAAAGATCCGGAAGATCTTAAACCAGAATCACCGGAATACGAAGTCGGTTTGGCGGAAATCAACGAGCCACGAAAGGCCGAAGATAAACCGCCGATTAAGTCGATTTATCCGTTAGACGTTACCATCGTCAAGGTCGGGAAATGTTTTCAATTTCAGTAAAGAGAAAATGAAACATATCGAAGCCATGTTTAATTACCTGGGCCGGTTACTTTTCACATTATGGGGCGGAATCGTGGCCGTCATGGAACCGCGGATCCCAATAATCCTTATATGTTTTGTGGCCGTCTTCATGGATTGTTATACGGCGTGGTCGTTGTCGCGCCGCGTCCGGAAACGTTATCCAGGAAGGGCCGACGGAAAATTCAGAAGCGATCATTTCGGGCGCGTTATCGTCACCCTTATAAAGGTCGCCGCGCTGATCTTCCTATTCGGCCACATGGAAGTTTATATCTTTACCGACGTAAACGTACCATTAACAAAGATCGCGGCCGGTGCCGTATGTTTTTGGCAAATATGGTCCATGTTGGAAAACGAATCGAGTTGTAACGATGCGAAATGGGCCAGGTTGGCGCAAAAGATAATGGTCGATAAGACTGAAAGACATTTCGACATCGATCTTTCGATCCTTAAACACAAAGACGACGAAAACGAAACACCTAAAGACGTGGAAAATGGCAAAGATTGAAGTCTTATTGCCTTTCCTTCTTAAATGGGAATGCGGTTTGGATCTTCGGAAATACGGATCTTTAACCCTGGAAGACTTGTTCAATCAGGCGAAGAAGACCGGATTTGCCGACGATCCGGCCGATACCGGCGGCGCGACCATGTGCGGCGTCACGATCGACACATATACTGAATATCGTCGCCGCATGAAGAAGGGAAAGCCAACGAAAGACGATCTAAAGGAGATCACCTTCACCGAATGGTCGGCAATCGTGAAAATGTTCTTTTGGAACCGGTGGAAGGCCGACCAAATCAAAGATCAAAAGGTCGCAAATATTTTGGTCGATTGGGTTTGGGCGTCCGGCGTTTGGGGCATTAAAAAGCCGCAATCGATCTTAAAGGGCGCCGTCGACGGCCTGGTCGGATCAAAGACGATCGCCGCGGTTAACGCGACGGATCCGGATATGTTATATTTATCTATAAGGTCCGCGCGAGTAGACTATATTAACGACATCGTCTTTTCTTCAATCATTCGTTACGAAAAGAAGATCGGCCGGAAGGCAACCGAAAAAGAGTTAATGAAGTACACAGACAAGAGATTCAAGGCCGGTTGGCTTAACCGGTTGGCCGATCTCGATAACCTTTAACGATATGGAAATTCAATTAAAACGCCGATTCATTGGATCGGAATACACGATCGGGGCCATGTCTATAAATGGCGTGTATCTTTGTGACACCCTGGAGCCGGTAACACGCGACGTCAACAAAAACGGAAGATTCGACAACGGCGAAAAGAAAATCGCACCAAAGACGGCGATCCCTTACGGCCGTTATGAAGTCCGGTTGACCATGTCGGCCAGGTTTGGGCGCGTCCTTCCTTTGCTGATCAATGTACCTTCTTTCGAAGGCGTAAGGATCCACCGCGGCAATTCGGCCAAAGATACGGCCGGGTGCATATTGCCAGGCGAAAACAAAGTGAAGGGCCGCGTTATTAACTCGACCGGTTATGAATTGAAGATCGTCGACCTTCTTCGGAAGGCCGAACAACGCAAAGAAAAAACATTTATCGAAATCGTATGAAGAAGATAATCTTATTATTCGCCGTCGTGATCACATTCGCGGCGTGTAAGACGTCGAAGAACATCGAACGAACAATTACAAGCACGGCGACCGATTCGTCGCATGTGGCAAAAAAAACGGCCCATTCCGACCGGATCATGGTCGACACGACCAAAACGGAATCCGGATCCGTGATTATTACCGAAATTGAATTCGTCGATCCGGTGATCGATCCAGGTAACGACACAACGCCGGCGATCGGTTGGCATGCAACAACGGCCGACATCGTCGGGATCGGAAAGTTATCCGGCGTTAAGAAGATTCGCCAAACGGCGATCCAGGCACAAAAGACGGGATCCGGAAGATCGGAAAAGAATTCGGCCGACGTCCAGGAAACGCAAAACGACGCCGTTACACATTGGGATAATAAGACGACCGAAAGGAAAGAAATTAAGAAAACCGTCTTTCCGTTGAAATATCTTTTAATCACCTTCGCGGCAATGGTTGCCGTTGGTTTGCTGATATGGAAACGGAAGAAGGTCGCGACCTGGTTTTCGAAATTCCTTTCCATTCTTTGGCGAATTGGATAAAATTTTATAACTTTGCAACCGTTAAACGTAACGTTTCGGATCTCTGAAACGTCATGTTGTTGAAGAAATTAGGACCGGCGTTTTTGCCGGTCCTAATTTGCTTGAAAAAGGGCCGTTTTCGGCCGTAGTGTTACGATAGTGTTACGGAAATACGTGCGACGATTATTAATATATTGATAATTAGATTATTAAAAAGTTTTCAATTGATGGCTAAGTACAACCAGCTCATTCGTATCGAAGAGGAACTGGGAGCCTGCGCAAGATATGGCTATGAGGCTTAAAAATTGGACAATTTAGGCGGACACTACTATTCGTCCTAAAAAATACTCAAAACGAGGTACAAGAACAGAGAGGTTTTCCCTCCACTTGTGCCTCGTTTTTCTTGTGTGCTAAAAGCCATCTTGGAAAATGGCAGAATTGAGAAACACACTCACCGTAAACCACTGACAAACAAGCGCATAAAGAAGGGCAAAAATATCCTTATTGTGTCAGCT